CTGGGTAACAGTGCCGCCAGTTGTCGGGCCAATGAGCTTGCCCGCTGTTGCCTCAAAAATGGATGCCATGGTTAATTACTCCCTCAATCACGGTTAGAAGTGGCAGTAATCCGCACGATCCCAATGTTGTTGGTCTCGTAAACCTTCGTCCAGTTTCCAACCGTTTGCAGTTGTGCGCGGGTTGGATTTGAAACAGCAGAGGAGAACTTCGAACCTACCGGGTGGTAGACGTAGTGAAGGTCAATCGACATTGCATCACTCTTAGCGAGGATGTCACGGTCGGTTTCTGTCTGCAAGCCAAGCTGTTCGCCGGAAGCGATTGCACCTTGGGTAAACAGATAGGAAACGTACTCTTTGTTCGGGGAAGCCCCTGCACTTTGTACGTCTGCAGAAACGATCACACGCAGTCCCATGAAAGTAGGAACTTGCGGCTGACCAAATGCGTTGGCAGTCGAACCCTGAGTTGCCCCAGTGTCAGGAGCACCGGTGTCATCGTAGATGAAATCGATGGCCCTTCTTTCCATCAAGTCGTAGTACACATTGGGGTGTACGCAGATCGCAGCAAGTTTTTCGCCTTGATCGCCAAGCAATGCTTTGGCTTGCACGATTTGACGTGGTCCAAGCAATGTTGGAGTGTCACCAGATGCGCCATCAACGGCTAGGCCGAGGAAAGCACCGCCAGCGGTGTCACCAACTGCACCAAACACACCACCGAGGCAAGAAAGAAGATCTTTCTGGCGCTGGTTGGCAATGTAGTCAGCAATCTTTGAACCAATGGCAGCCATCGGGTCAGAACCAGCCGCCAAGGCAGCTAAATCCCGTGACTCGAAAGCACGACCACGGTGCAAGACAGCAGCAACCTGCTTGTCTGCAGTGATCTTGCCTGGGGTCAATGAAGAGCTATCAGTAAGAACTTCAAAGTCACCAGCAAGGTTGGCTTTGTAAAAAGGAACTTGAACAAAGTCCCCACCACCCTCTGCAGCATTTAGCTCCGCCATAGGCTGCACCACACCGCTAGCCAAGAAGGCATCACGCTGAGTTGTTTGCTCAATGACGTAAGGCGTAAATACCTCAGGGATGATGATGTCGCTCCTAAGAGTCGCCATCTGTCAAAAAAGAGAATGTTTACAGTGTGGGCACAGCCCTTAGGCGCAGCACAGCTTTGCCATTAGGTCACATACTAACGGTTAGCTGCGTTTTTCAACCTTTCATACATGTCACGATCAGTTTTAAATAACCGTGATTGTTCTGTCAGGTTGAACGTTTCTTTGCTAAATGGATTTTTGACACCAGCAACAGAATCACTTGTTGCACGCCCTGATGGTGCGCCACTGCCTTGAGGCTTGGGTTGCTTTTGCATCCAAGCTGGCAAAGTCTTGGCCCATTCACCGACAGGTGTTCGTTGATAGCCATCGACAACAACGACGGTGCCATCAGGCTCACGCTCAATTTGTTCACTCGTCAACTTGGTTTTTAAAATCAAGTCCGGGTCATGAACAACATCAGCTAAAGCACTGACAGCAGGCGTGATTAACTCCAGCTCACGAACACGCGCTTCGAGTTCAGAAATGCGCTTGTCCTTCTCCGCCGTCGCCTCACGGAACTGTTGCTCCAAAGCTTGTCGAGCTTCCCCGTACTTACCTTGTTTTTCCAGATTTTCTTGTTCCGCTTTGGCTTTGAAATCCAGTAACTCCTGAACATCAACGCCATCAGGCACAGCCTTTGCTTGAGCTTTTGCTTTTTTGTACTCATCAAGCAATTCAGCGTTTTTACGCCTCATTGATTCGAGTTCTGTTTTTAATTCGCTGGTGTCAACAGATTGCTCCACAGGAGCAGTTTGTTCTTCGGACATGAATTAGCCACAGGCTAAGTTGCATCACCACTTTACTTTGTCTGCCCAATATGCGGCACTTGTTTTTCCTTTAGCGATATTTTTCGCATGACGCGCTTTAAAAGACGCACGCTTTGCCTTGTCCGCCGCTGATTCACCCTTGCGCGGGCGCTTTGTTTTTGCGCCCTGCATCCCAAAACGTATGAGCTTCGGGCTGCCTTTAACGCTGACCACAACGGCGTGTGATTTGCCGCTCGAATGATTCGGCGTCTTAATCGGCTTGTCGTAGCCCGCAAACTTATGGCCACCACGCTCGATGGTCATTTGCCTTTTGGTGCCGCCTTCAGTTGTGAGCGACGCTTCAGAACAGGGTTGCCCGTGCTTTCTGATTTGATCCGCACAATAGGATCAGCATCAGTGCCAACACGGGTAATCGTGCCGCCACTTGGCCCCTTGACTGATGCACGCTTGCCACCGCTGCCGGTAACAACGCCAAAGGTCCGCTTGCCCTGGTAAACCCAACTAACGCGAGAACCCTTCTTCACTTTTTCTTGCCTCCTTTTTTCTTCTTTTTAGAAGCAGTCGTCTGGGGCTTTTTAGGTCCGGAATAGCTAGGCATCAGGATTCCTCCTTAACTTCTGTTTTCTTGGCCACAGCTTTTTTGGCTGCAGGTTTTGACTTCTTCTCTTCGCCCGGAAGCGTGAGTTGAAATCTGCTATGAAGCTTTGCCACTGGGGTAACGGCGCTTGAGCTGATCCAAGGTTAACTCTGAACCGTCTTCACTGACAAATTTGCGTATTGCCTTTGTCGGCCCGTACTTTCGCGCTAAGCGGTTGAAGTATGGAACTTTCTCAGGACCAAGAACATCAGCCTTTACAGCTTTGCTTTGATTGCTCAGCCATTGACCATAAGTTTGATTAGCAGGCACCAAGCCATCAGAGCTTCTGCGCTTGCCAGGTTTTGGCGGCGGGATTCCCAAGCTTTTGTAATCAATCAACGGGACAGTCGTCGATCTGCAGTTGAAGTGCTGCGGTGGTGTTGGCCCTTTGCCGTAATCAAACTCCTGACCGTCTAACGCCTGACAGATTGCTGATGTCCGGCTGTCCAACGTCGCGACATAGCGGTAACGCTTGGTTACATCTTGATTGGCTTCATACACCTGTTGGCTTGATGCGTTTGCTACTTGGTTAATGCTGGTACGCACCATCGCCATCACTTGATGATTGGCTACCGCTGTCACTTCACCGCCAGCCTGCGCCATTTGTCGCAAACTTCCCGGCTGACCAAAACGCAAACGACCTTTCAAGCGACGCGCCAACTTGTCAGTCGATTCGCCTGTCAACAATCCATTCCGCACTGTTTTTGCAAAAAGATCAGCCTGTGATTCAGCCAAGCCACGGAACGATTTTTCCAGCACCTTGCCATTTGGCAACGTAATTGTTGTGCCTTGCGCTGCTGTCAATTGAAACGTCGCAGGTGCCCCAGTTACAGCAGCTTGTAAGTCATCACTGAGCGAAACAACATTCAGTGCAGTTGGATCCACCGTTGCAACGGACTGCGCAAACTGCGGGCTGATTTGCACACTGCGAATCTGATTACGCAGCTCAATTGGCAACGCCTTGCGTAACTGCTCTTCTACAAACTCAGACTGCAAAAGCGTCAACCCCTGCAACTCTTCAACCGCCAAAATCGTGCTCGATCCGGCCCATCCATTCAGCGATTCTTTTAGTTGCGCGAGAATGGCCCTAAGCCGTGCAGCCTTGCTAGGTGCAGACAACTCATCAATCCCACGCAACTGATCAACAGCGTCCAAAATAAGATCGTTGTATGTGCGAGCGATGCGCTTCGCGACACCATTGCTAAATCGATTGAGGTCGATGGCATTGCGGTAAAGCTCGGCAGGTGTACTCATTTTTCATAAATGCCAAGGGCTTGAGGTTCTTCGATGCAAACGACAGCGGCATCAGCGCCAAGCTTTAAAGCGTTATCCAAGATTGACGTAAATTCCGCCACGACATCTTTGTCATAAGTCGCAATACTGCTTTCGGTTACAGCGCAAACCTTGCCGTCCAGATACCACGTCAGTCTGATGACTGCAAAATACTGATTGGCAAGCCTGTCATGCGAATAAAAGAAATCTCGACTTGATGGTTGTTCAGGCTTTGGCCTGCGCAAATTATCAAGCCAATCCATTGT